GGAGGTTCTACAATGGAGGGACTTTCAACACACACAATTTGATTTGTTAAATCAAACGCTTATGTGTTGACACACCTTTCCTTTGTGAAACTCAACCCACTGTCAGTTACCCCCAACTTTACGTAGTTGAGCCCAAGAGTTTAAACTCAGGTAATGTGCTTAGGTTATGCACAAATTTTATTGGGACCTGAAATAGACCTCTACAGCATAGAGAGTAGCATGGGAGCCGCTTTCTTAGCCACAGAGATCAGTCCGTCGACGACGGATTCAAAGAGAGGTTTCTCTGTTTTCACTGAGATTGACTTACTGTCATGATTACCTTTACGATTTACGCCTAACGGTTTGGAAACGACATGGACTGCATGACTAGTGCCAAGAGCCGATCGTTGAATGCCGTTCGAAACGGACATAACGTTTGGTGATTTTGATAAAGAGTTAATGACATTTTCGCCATACCCATCTGAATCGAAGTCAGTGGATCGACTGACCATCTCATCATTGGAACGCACATTTCGCGCTGTTGCCATTGCAAGAGGATCGTCTAATGAAGGCCTAGCACCGAAATTAATCGTGCCGGTCTTAACAATCACCTCATAATTGAGGGCAATGTCTATAAGATAAGTTTGTCCTGTGGGTACTCCTACAGCCAACACGAACATCATTCCAGGGTTTAGTTGGAACATTGCGGGGTCGGTCGGAGTGATAGCTCCTACAAGATCTGTATCTGTAAAAGACAAAGATCGAGAATCAAACGGATTGTAAGTAGCTTGCAACCCATTTGTCTTATCGTTGATCGGAACAGTTACCGCGCCTGGTGAGTTGCGATAATCGTCTAGAGTGGTATTGGTTAGCTGATTGCCCTGCTGTTGAAAGAACTGAGAGGGTAATGAACCTGCCAAGAAGTAACCTTGGTTGTTTTGAAAATTGGATGTCGTTCGAATTGAAACAACCGCGCTAACTAAGCGCCCGTATTGAGTATTTGCATCAAAGAAAGTACCCAACGACGGAATTGCGAACGGCGCAGATCCAGTAGCGGCCGGGGACTCACTAAAAGGAGCCGAGGCGGACGTGCTTGTAGGATTAGTCATGAGACCGACAGCTGCAGCAACTGCTGCTGCTCCTATGTTGCAAGTAGCACCCGCTTGCGGAACCAAAAATGGTCCATTCGTGCTTTGTCCTGAATTGCCCAATATACATCCTGCTTGCCCACCTGATCCTGAAACGACCTGGGTGTGATAAACAGTCTGTATTGTTGTGGTCTCCTGCATGTTTCCATCCGGGATACGAGCTCCAGGGCAGTGTAAAGGGTCCTCTAAAGACGCTAGATAAATGTTGTGCTTACTCATAAATTCGTCCGTAGACATGTTTCGAGCAGTACCAGATACCATTGGTTTAAAGGAAGGACTTGACACCGGAGTGCCTGAAGAAAGACGGGCTTTAACCGGCTTAGCTTTAGGCGCCTGAGGCTTTGGTGTTGGGGTCGGCTGATTTTGGCGAGGGATTGCCTTTCCCTGAACGCGTGCAACCACCTTCTTTGGTGGAGCTGGTTTAGCCATACCAGCTTTTAGAGCTCCTTTCTTGGAACTCATAATTGGCCCCAACCCACCTGGAGCATGATTTCCAAACTCTTCTTCCATTCAATGGGATTGTCAGTCATCTCATTCTTGAATTGTTCTAGGAAGGTAGAATCTGGCTTATTGTGCAACAGGCGATATAGGGATTTAGCCCAGTTTAAGTTGTATGCTTTCGCTCCATCTTTATAACTGAACATATGGCTACAAAACTCGAATTCCTCACCCGGGTTATGTTTATTGTATGCCTTGATTGGGTAACCAAGAGCTGAATAATAAGTTGGAGCATATTGACTCAACTCCTCTACGTCGTCGTCGCCCATAGCTCTAGCCCAGGCAGCACCTACCAAATATGCAAGCATGACGCGCTCTCGCGAGTTGGAACTAGATGTGTTGTACCTACCACTGTTTTGCAGGGCGGGTTTTAACTTCTCTATCATGCGGCCATCAGAAAGCGCGTAAACGCACATCAAATTGCACTGTGTTATATTTAACAGCACATTTCTCAACTTGCCAAAGTGAGACTCTGGCACGTTCGTCAGTCTTGCTCTGGCTTCGGCGTCCATGAACTGCAACCAAG